ATATATGTAACGTTTGGTGCTTTAGCTGTATACGGTTTTAATCCCCATGTATTAAATTTCTTTGTCAGGGTATTATAAATCGTAATTACATTAATTGTATCCTGCGGATCCTGAGGATCAGGAAAAGCGTTCGGTGAATATGTCTCGATATCGATGAAATACACCTTAAGAGGATTATCAGAAAAATTAGATTTTTCATTTTCCTGCCAATATGCATCAATAAGAAACTGTTGGTATACATTAAAGTTCTCAAATACTCTTGTTACTTTATTATCTTTTAAATACCTGGAACGATCGTACTGATTCCTAAATTTTTTCTTCTTTAACTTTGTATTAAAGATGCTCATACAATCAGGAGCATTATTTGTCTCTAGATAAATGTACGGCTCGTATGTTGATTGTACGACAACTCGTTTTCCGTTCTCGTCCCATGTATGAAGATTGACAGTCTGTGATTGTGGAGAATATGAGATGTTCCTATACACAACTAAATTATACTACCAGCACCTATCTCAATCAAGCAATAATACCATTAACAGCGTTTATAAGCTTTCTGTCCTTATGACCATAAGGGAGAGTATATAGCTCTACGTACTTGTTAATATTATCTTCGTTTTCTAACCATCTCCCATCTGCGAGTTTACGCATTTTAGCGGAGATGTTCATATACCGGCCTTTCTTGGAGAGAACATCGTCTACGATATCGATCATCTCCTCACCGGTATTAAATTTATACGGAGCATTTTGATATGTTACAATATCCTGACAAGCAATAGGTAATCCATAGGAACATGCTTCCACAAACTTAAGATCAGACTTCGCCTTATTAAATGTATTGTCTTGTAGAGGAGCAACCATCATGTTAACATTTAAATTAGCAATGCGCTCTGGGTATCTATATAAGATCTCCCACGGGTGATATTCAAACTCTCTACTCTGAATTAAATCGTGCAACGGTAAAGGGTACGCGCCAAGGAACACCCACTGATATTTGTCCTTTGTTGCGCGTATCACTCTATTAACATGCGCAAAATCATCATTTTGACCGACACGGTTATCAACATCAAAGTGTGCCCCGGAACCTGCATATAAGATTCTAGGCTTTTTTTGAAACCTATCGTAGTTATCAGAAATCTTCTTTTCGTTATAAAAATTACCCATCCAAAACTTAGGCGGGTAATTAGGTATTACTGTAACGTTTTGATTAGCCGTTTTTCCTTTGTAATAATCTTTCATGAAGTCGCATGTTACTGTTACTTCATCACATAGCTCCATAATTGCTTGAGCTGTCTCGCGTATTTTTGGATCGGTAAAGGCTGGTTTAAATTTATTATATTCAGGGATATCTTCGCTAAAAACTAAATCATCAATTTCATATATGATTCTAAATCCAAAATCTTTGCTCAGCTGACGTAAGAACTTTACAAACTCAAGCTGATGTACTGTTGCCTGTCGTTGAATACGTACTACTTCAGTACCTCTAAAATAATTAGGATCAAAACACATCATTGTACTACCATGTACAACTAACTTTTGATGAGCATTTAAAATATGTTCAGGCCAAATCATTCTCCAAAAACCGCACCCACTATAATCAGCGTAATAATTCATCACTCTCTTTAAGGTCAGCTCAGGTGGCTGCTGCATCGGCTGTTGCACGGGTTGAGCAATCTGACTACCGAACGGCATTGCAAAAGGTGAAGCAAACGGTGAGGCAAATGGTGATGCGAAAGGTGACGACATGTTCATATAATTATAGAGCGTAATCCTTATAATCAACACGCTTTGTAATGCCGTTGCTCTTTTCTAGGAAAATAATATCACCTGTTGCTGCTTTAATACTTTCTTTTCTGTGACTAATAACCATTATACTTTCGTCATACTTATCTACACGTTCCTTGAGGACGCCAATAACAAGTTCAATGCCTCGAGCGTCTAGACTTGAATCAAATAATTCATCATACACACTAAAATTAAAACAAACATCACCCTGCAATCTTCTCATATCCATAAAAGTAAATAGACATGCAAGATCTATATTCTTTCTTTCAGCTCCGCTAAAATTAAAGTATGAACACTGCTTACCTTTTGTATCAACAATTTCTTCTTCAAAATATTCATTAAACGAGCAAACGCAGTTTGCATCCATTTTCTGAAGATAGTACGCAAGTTTGCTATTAAACAGTTGTAAGATTTTTTTAACAATATATGACTTTACACCTTCTTCAGATACAACAAACTTTACAACGTCGAGTATATTTGTTGTATTTTTAATATTATCAAGCTCTTGCTTAAGCACTTCTAAGCCATTTTTCTTTTCAGTGATTAGCTCGTCATACTGCGTCGAAGCTTGCTCAAGCTCTCTAATATCCTGATCGAGCTCAATTTGCCATGCATTAAGCTGCTCTAATCTAGATTGAAAATTCTTCTGATCACGTAATTCTAATTCGTATGCATGAATACTGTTTTCAAGCTTTTGAATTTTTAATTTAATTTTATTTTTTTTATCAATAAATGATGCTTCATTTTCTACGCATTCATCAATTACTTCCTTATGTTCTTTAATTCGATCATTTAACAATTTTGTTTCACGCTTTATATGATTCTTATCGCTTTCTTCGATTGACCGTAAGCATGTAGGGCATTTATCTTTATCTGTGCCTACAGCAGATATTTGTTTATTAATTTGTGCAATTAACGTGGAATTCTCGCTTTGTGTGTGTCTTATTTCTTGTATCTTTAAATCGGCTTTATCAACAGCGTTTTTAAGCTCGGTAATAGCTGATTTAATATCGTCGACACTTCTTTGTTGAAAGTTGTTTATTGTAGCTGTTATATCAACAATTTCTTGTGCATTATTAATCTTGCGTTGAGAGTATTTTTCATGCTTAGTTTTACGTTCTGTAAGTGAATGCGCGCGCTGCTTTTCGTAATCATTAATTGCTCTACTTGCATCTTCATACCTTACAGCTTGAATATCTAGAACTTTTTTATTTTCAGATACATCCGCTTTTAGCAAGTTAGACATATTGCTAAATACACTCAAATTAAAAATATCTTCAATAAACTTTCGTTTTTCCTGCTTTTTCTTTGCCATAAACGGGATCGTATTGTTTATGGTCATAATTACACAATTTTGAAAAATTTCTTGTGTACAATTAAATTTCTTCATTATGAAGTTACTCGTATTTGTAATGCTATCACGAGTCTTATCCTCCCCGTTAATGTAAATGTGGCATTTTGATGGCTCGAGTGTTCTTACGATTTTAATGTCTTCAACAGTATCGAAATGCTTTACTGTAGCCTCTAATGTGACCTCACAGTTCTTCTTGTTAACGTTATTGACAATATACTCTTTTTTTAAATCTCTCAACGTTTCACCAAATATCGCAAAATTAATAGAATCAGCAATTGTACTTTTACCGACACCGTTCTGTCTATCCTCTTTATCTTTATTAATGCCTGTTATAATGTGTAGTCCTCGTTTAAAGTCTACAATTACTGGCTCATTGCCAACAGATAAAAAGTTTTGTATTTTTATCGTTTTAAAAATTATTTGTTTCATATATCGCAAGCCCGCTTATAAAGATCCGAGCAATACTGTATAATACTCTCTTTATTATCAATATCTAGCACATTAACAAATTCTTCTATTGTGGCCTGCATATCAACACCGGTTGATTCATAGTTTTTATCATCTACAGCATATGCATTTTCTGTGTATGTATAGTCTGTTGTAAATGAAAGGGGCTTATAAACAGAAAACTTTTGTATAAGGGCGTCAATTATATCGTTATTAGCTTTCTTATCAACAACAAATTTAATAAAGTTACCGTTGACAAGTTGATTTATATCGTTACCAGTCAAAGATTTGAGATTTGTTAATTCTGTTAAAGATAACTTTTTATGTTTAGGCGAAATATCATTTTCAGTGAACGTATATTTTAATGTCTTAAAGTCAAGAGTATAATACCCTTTTGACCCACCTACGTCACCAAAATCCATTTCAAATGGATTACCTACATATATGATGGCTCCGTCATTATATTTTCTTTCATCTCTAAGATGAAAGTGGCCTGACATAATAAGAGGCGCTTTAGATAATAAATCACGTGTGTTTGTTCCATGATCACATGTTTTAAAGCTATTCATTTTAAAACTTTCAATTTCTAAATGACCAAAAATTATATCAGCTTTTTGTAGGTTTGAGATATCAGCACTCCAGGGAAGAAATGCACATGTACGACCGAATAGCTGTGATACTGTTGTCTCACTAATAATAGTTAGGTTCTTTCTATTGCCGAGGATAGAGAGTGAGTTAATATCTGCTCTTTGCTTGTAATAAGCGTCGTGATTGCCGACTATCATAACTACGTTAAAATCGTTTAATTTATCGAGTATGAGTCCTGCAACATGCAATGTTGCGACAGATATATCACTTCTGTGATGATAAAAATCGCCAAGAAATAAAACATCTTTAATATCCTGCTTGACTAATTCATTTACAAACCAATCACACCAATCTAATGCAACTTGATGCCAAATAGGTGAGTCGAGATGTACACCTAAGTGTAGATCAGAAAAGATAGCAACTTTAGATTTATTGAGAAATATATCCACTTTAAAAGATTATTCTTCATCGTCACCGGTCGGCTCGACGTAGATATGTACACCACCATTTTCATCCGGGTTAATCATTAAATCGTTGTATACTTTTTCTCTGTACTCGTTTATAGCTTCGTGGTGCTTCTTTTCTTTTTTAATTCTATTAATAAACGCATGAAAAGCAATTGTAGTAAAATATGAGAACGGGCTAAAACCACAATCAATTTTAAATTTCTTATTTTTAAGAGCTGAAAACATCTTTACAATTGCATCACCTACCATTTCTTCTTTATATGAGTAGTTAAGAAAGTTAGGAGCATAAGATAGGCCGTTGGCAATTTTATTTAAACTATCACAAAGTTTATCAGTCATTTTATCCGTTGTGTAATAATTGCGAATTTCGTCTTCAAACTCTCTACTATTTACGTAGTGTACTTTATCCTTTGGCTTTATTTTTTTCTTTGGTTCATCTTCTACTGGAGCAATTAATTCAGCAACTTCAGGTATCTGGTTAAGAATTTCCTGCGCAGCCTCGACGTCAATTATTTCATTTTCATCAACAGCTAAATCAAGATCCAAGATAAGAGGCTTTACTTCTTTCTTGGTTTTACTTTTCTGTAATTTCTTTGCATGCAAACGGGATGTGTTCTTTTTCATAAAGGGATTGTCGCTTAAGAGCATGTGCTGCACTATAGCGAAGGTTATCAGCGATATCGAATATTATAAGCTGCGTCTTAGCTGTATGCAACCGAAGACCGCGACCGATAGATTGTACAATTTTTATTTTAGCCTTACCGCCGCAGGCAAAAATAATATAGTGTAAATTTTTAATGTTAATACCTGTTGAGAAAATCTTAGAAATAGCAACAACAACAACATCACTGTTAGTCTCCATAAGTTGTCGAACTCTATCACGCTCCTCGACTTCAACTTCGCCACGGATAAAAAAGCACTGTTTTTTAGGCATCATTTTGCAAATAATATCAAAAAGTAACTCACCGTGCTGAATAAAATCAACCATGATAAGAGTATTCTGCTTGAGCCCTTGAGCTAATTTTGCAATAAGCTCATTTCTAAATTTACTTGTTGTTAGATATTCTAATTCCTCTCTATAAGCATTTCCATTTTCCTTTTTCGGCGGAAAATTTTTATGTATGAGATTTATAATTTGTATGGAGGCGTTACTTACATAATTCTCCTGTCTTAGATCAAAGCTATTTTTTTCATATATTACCGGTCCGATCTTACCAATAATATTCCACTGATCGAGATTTTCTTCCGGCATAGTACCAGTAAATCCAAATCTATATGGTGTTTTAATTTTCTTAAGAATGTCGTTAACTTTATTCCCCTTGCGAATTTTATGTACTTCGTCAACAATCAGTAAATCGATATCCTCCAGCCAATCGAGGTTACTATTTTTACTTTGTAATATACCTAAGTTAGATACGATAACATTAGTTGAGAGATTAAGATCATCATCACCTGTCCATTTCGATACACTAAACGGTACACCGTAATCTGTAAAATCTTGATACGTCTGTGATGCGAGCCCGCGATCTGGAACAATGAATAAGCACTTAAAACTTTGCTTATTGTAGGATGACGTGTAAAGCTGATGAATTTTTGAGATTAATGAAGCTGAAGTCAATGTCTTACCTCCAGCAGTAGCGAGAATAATTGTGCCTCTGCCATTAAACAAGCATTGCTTTACGATCTCTTCCTGATAGTCTCTTAAGTTTAACTTAAGTGGGTATATTTCATTTTTAAAATCTAATTGTTGATGCCAGCCGTGTCTCGCAGGTACAACTTGCTCGAAGATACTTTTACTGTATTCTATTTCACCTACATACTGCTGGCTGGTGAGAAATTTTTTAATTTCTACAAATAGACAAGGCTCAAATCTACCCGTTGGTGTTATGGCATATGTACGTGAAGGCATAAACCTACCACGTCGACGCATAAAATGTGCTGCTTCATTTTTAACAGAAAAGTGTTCACGTATTTCATCAAACATGTCACCCGATACTATGCCGAGTTTTTTCTTTTCATCATAATCAAATTTTATCATGTTATTTCAAGCTGCATTATTTTTATAATATTGCTTATATCATAACTACAGCTACTTAAAGTTTTTTCAGATCGCTCGAGAAGCTCTACTATTAATTCTGATTCTTGTATTTTGAGATTAATTTCTTGAATTCGACTGTGTTTATCAGCCGTTGCAGATATTACTGGTTGTGTCAATTTGACATTGCTTGTATGATCTATTTCAGACATAATATCAGCTTTTACTTTATCTTTTTGTTTCTTGAGCTGATTAATTTGTGACTTTAATCGAATCATTCGACCTGTCCACTTGTGCTTAATTGCAGGAAGACGAAGTTGATAATCTTTAAGATTAAGTTCGTTAATCTTTAGATCTTCTTCTAACTCTTTAATGTATTCTTCAAGCATTAACCTTAAATATATAATAAGGTAACAAAAAATCAATGAGTAATTTCAATAAACGTGTAAACGGATTGTTAGCTGAAATGGCTGCTAATGTAGCGGGAGGTGAAATGAGCGTTACAGGTCCTGTTACTTCAGGTGATGGCGGTGGTAGAGTAAATGTACAAGATGATAAGGCATATAACCCTGGAGATGCGCGTATTCCATCTATTCTAGGTGCTAAGGTCTCTAAGAAGAAAAGAAAAAATAAAATTCCTATTCAGCGTAGAAGTATATATCTTCCGGGAATGTAATAACTATCTTTATGGATAGTGGTCATTGGATTTTAAATGAAGGTGTTGTAGTTGATGAAGGTACCTTTGGCTTTATCTATTTGATTGTTAATAATGTTAACGGTAAAAAGTATATAGGCAAGAAACAATGCACGAGTCGTATTAAACGTAAGCCGCTTAAAGGTAAGACAAGAAATAGAATCGATCATAAAGAATCTGATTGGAAGACGTATACAAGCTCATCGAATGAATTGAATGATGATATTATAAAGTTTGGCAAAGATAAATTTACATTTAAAATTTTACGTACGTGTGATTCAAAGTGGGCTCTAGCATACTATGAAATAAAAGAGCAGCTAGGTGAAGATGTGCTGCTTAGAGATGATTATTACAATGGTATTTGTAATGTAAGGATAGGAAAAGCTCCAAAACAAGAGCTTGCAAAATTTAAAATGTAGTGTTATACTGTAGTAGTGATTGATAGCTGCACATTTGAACAGTTTAACTTACGGTTTATAGATTTTGAATCTTTATTCAGATCAATCGAAGTTAATCTAATTAATGATCTCGCAAAGTACGAATTAATTCCTGCAAAAAAAATAACGAGGGATATTAAGAAACTATTTTACCATCATATCTTTTATGGTGTTAGTGAATATCTATTAAACATTAAGTCAAAAGAGCGTGTAATTATTCTTAAAACACTTGAGTTTAATTTTAATTTTTTAATTTTACAACACTTTAAAGCAGAGGATACGCAACGTCATATTGAACAGGCTGTTACACAAGTAGCTAAACTTTTACCAATTAACATATATGGTTATAAAGATATACAATTTAAAGATCTTAAAAAAGCGTATGAAGGGAGAAACGGTGATGTTGTTGAGCTCATTGAGCGCATACGGTCATTTGCATGGTCTCGTGATTTTATGAGATCACATTATACTTTTTCAAAAGTAAAAAGCTTCGTAAAACGTAATGAATTAAGGTTTCTTGATGAGAAGTACTTTAATCAGCTTAAAACAAGGCAACTTCTCTTCATATAAGTACTAAATACTTATAATGAAATTTCTCGATAAACTTAATAAGCAAATGGCTATTCTTACAGAAGCTGACGGTGCAGCGCCAGCTGCTGCACCTGAAGCTGATGCCGCAGCTCCAGATCCTAACGCAGCAGCAGCTCCTGCAGCTCCTGAAGCACCTGCACCAGTAGCTCCTGAAGGGTACGTTGATCTTGTGCGTTTAATTTCAAAAGCCGCAGCTATGAATTTTCCGGCTGGAGCATTGGATGAAATTTTTCGTACAGAAATAACAGCAGAAAATGCATTTCCAATCCAAACAGCTCTCGAAGCTGTAATTAAGCAGAATGAAATGTATGGAGATAACCCTGAAAGGTTATTAAACCCACACTATAAGCATTTTATAGAGAGCGTTAATAATAAAAATTTTATTGAAAAATATAAACATTTACTAGCTGCATTACAAAAACAAGATCCTTATCTTAAAGCAAATGGTTCCGTTTAAAACATTTTTTAGATACTCACTTATAAAGGAAGGGGGGAATGTATTTGGTAATACAACACGTATTACTAGGGAGGAGATAGTTGCAACGATCAAGCATCTTGAGACCATTACAGGTCTGCCGGTTGCGGAGAATTTATTAGGTTCAACAGGCAAGGCTGCAGATTCTGGTGATATTGATATTGCTGTTGATGCTAATAAAGAAAATAAAGCTACATTAGAAGCTAAACTTAAGAAATGGGGAATAGATCGCAGAATTAAAGATATCGTAACAAAGAAGACTGGTATATCTGTACACTTCATGTCACCAATCTGGGATACAGCTGGAAATGAGACTGAAAAATTTGTTCAGGTTGACTTTATGTTTACCCCTGATCCTGATTTTCTTAAATTTTTCTATACAAATAATGAATCAGCACCGCTAAAGGGCAAAGATAGAAATATACTTCTTTCGGCCATAGCTAAGAACGCAGGATATACACTGTCAGCAAACGGTCTTTTACAGAGAGATACTAAACAACTTATTACAAAAGATCCTACGGAGATTGCAAAGAGACTTTACGGTAAAACAGGTAGCGTTGAGGACTTAAATAATGTTGCATCGTTAGTTAAAAAACTTATAAGTCTTTACGGTGAAGAAAAGGCTAAACAAATTGTTAGCGATGCAGAAGTAACAACAGGCCATACATTTATTAATATATGATTACATTTAAACAGTTTTTATTAGAAGCTAAGCAAGAGGGTGACCGCGTCGGTATTCAGCATTTATATTCACAAAATAAGCCTGAGCTATATTCAATGGGGTTAAGCGAATTTAAGCGCCTTGTATCATATCTTACACAAAATAAAGGAATGATTACGCCTGAAAATTCTACTGTCACAGAAAAAGTAGACGGTATGGCTCTTAAAGTGGGCAATGATGATCAAGGTTTTTTTGTACGTTCAAGTTACTCTGGTAAGGTGTATGAGCCATCAGCTTTTGCAAGTGTTATTAAATACCCGCCAGCAAGAGAAGCTTTTGCTAATAGTTTTGAGCGTATAAAGCATTTAATTTCACCAATCATTGGTAAGCATAACTGCACTATTCAACTTGAATGGCTCTACTCACCAAACGCTCTTGAAGCTGATCCGACGTCAGGTAAAGTTAGCTTTGTTGTTGCGCAGTATAGTAAGGAAAAGCTCGGTACATGGTCAACATTTATTGTTATTAATATACAGTGTGACGCAAATGTAAATGTTGATTCAATAAGAAAAAAACTAATTGCTATTAATGACAAGCAAGTTAAGTTTATCTTACCAAACGTAGATTTATTTAAACCTGTAGATCTTAGACCTGAAGTTTTACAGGCACAAAAAGCTTTAGCTGGTCTAGCAAAAGTTGAACAAGAATTAGAGCAATTACAAATAAGCATTAGTGCAGGAGGCGCGGGGCGTAATAAACTCGTACAACGACGTAGAGAGCTTGTTGAAAAAATACAAAGTAAACTCTTACCAATACAAAAAATAATGTACAATAAGATTGCTAACAATTTATTACAAACTGAAGGTCTTCTTGGAGATATTGAAGGGTATGTAATTAAAGCCGGCGATCTTACCTTTAAGGTCAATAGCCCGCATTTTATGAGTTCTAAGTTTAATACAGAAGATGAAGAAGAACTCGGCGGTCATTCTATTCGCAATATTAAGCAGGAAATTGGTAATAATAGCATGGGTGTTGATGACCATAAGGCTGGTATCGATAGTTTCATAAACAGTCCATATGATAGAGCTACCGGCGGCGCTACTCATGTCGGTGGAATGGAGGGTTGGTAATGAGCTTTAATCTTGTTGTTGAGCATTTATTAGGAGAGTTATCACCGAGAACGGGTGATCGTGCTGTCTTTATTTTTGGTCGCATGAATCCACCAACGCTAGGTCATGAACTTTTAATTTCAAAAGCAGTAGAAGTTGGTAGAGCAGAAAATAGAGACTGTTATGTTATTTTATCAAAAACTCAGGATTCCAAAAAAAATCCAATTCCATACAAGGATAAGATAACTGCTCTTAACGCTGCCTTACCGCAGGTTAACTTTATTGATACCGATGAAATTAAAACTATTTTTGATGCAGTCGGCTTTTTAATAAAAAGCGGTTATAGAGATTTAGTACTTGTTTGTGGTAGTGATAGAGCTGCTGAGTATAATGCCTTGTTTCAAAAATATATAGATACAGAAGATCCGGAAAAGAAGCTTAATTTGACAAGTTTTAAGACAGCAGTTGCTGGCGCTAATAGAGACCCTGATAGTGATGATGCATCTGGTGTTAGTGCTACAAAAGCTCGTAATTTAGCCAAATCCGGAAACTATGCTGAATTTAAAAAGATACTTCCAACGGGCATGCCTGATGAGCAGGCAAAATTATTGTTTAACGATATTCGTCAAAATTTAAAATAAGCTTAATTTAAGCTTCGAGCATTTTGATCATGCTATATACCGTCTTTTCAACTTCTTCACGGGGTTGACTTTGCATGATGCTCTTGATCTTATCAATTAAATTATTACCGCCTGCTTCTATACTCGCATAGAGATCTTGCTCTGTTTTTTCTTCTATCTCTATATCGCTTTCAACTTTATTTTTAAACTCTTCGTAATCTTTATAATTTAACACACTGTTAATATTGTCAACAGCTTTGCTAAGTTTATCAGCCACCCATGGTTCAATATTTGAATCATCAGGTATAATATCAAATAGCATGGCAGACATCTTTGTAATTCTATAGAGATTTTGTTTTACCATATTTGAGGCTTCATGTTCAGGGTGTTCACCTGTTTCGTAATGACTTTCCTCTGAGT